TCAGCTCTTCTTCTGATAGTTCTGGAGTTCCACCCATTCCCCCCATTTGTTGTGGTTGCATTGCTTGGTTCATCATGTTAGTTTTTGTGCTGGTAGTTTCATTGTATTACCCCTCACGCCAACTTCTAGCATGAGACTTGAAATTGAGTAGGCTTGTCCTGGATCGGAATCTTCAGTATCAGTAATACGGAACCTGACACTCTGGCATTTTTGCTTTTTCATGTGCGCACGAAATTGGTAAACTCCATCATTTACTCCAGAGTCAGTTCCTAAAAAACCCTCCTCACCGTATGGAAAGTCATCACCAAACTCATTCATACCAAGATCAGTAACATAATCAAACCTGTGAATTTCATTGTAGTAATCCTGGTAATCAAATGCACACTCAAGTTTCAGGGTGTGGGTACTTTTGAAGTCTCCCAAAACAAATGTTCGTCTGATTCTCTGGAATCCTTGTATGCCATTTGTTTTAACCCACGCAGTTGTCATGCTCATGTTTACAGGATCATTGTCATCCTTATATGAAGTGGCAGATTGTTCAAATATGCGCCCATCGGTGCGTAAATATACATAATTTCCATTGCTGTTCCAGATCGTTGCTCCATTGCCCTGGTGATTTGTCCAGGTACTCCATTTCCCATAGAAATAATCATATACCAGGCATCTGCCATCACTGGTGAGGTAGCGGATCTGGTTTTCATTGCGGATAAGTTCTGCACTGGTAATTGTGAGTCCATTATATGCCTCAACATCTGCACCAATATAAGTAGTCTGCAGGGACCGGTCTAACAGATATATGCCCTTATTAGATTGGAACATTAAACCAAGTGGCATTAAAACAAGTGAGTTAGTATTGCTGCACCCCACATCACCTGTTACAACCTGGGGTGGACTGAAATCATTTTGCGCACCAGAAGAAGTGGGACCGTTGCCGGTGATATAAAATATCTGGTTAGGTTCAAATATAATCAGTTTTTGGTCAAATTCTGCCAGTGCAGTAACCCTTCTTGCTTTGTTCAAAACAATACTGAAAACATCTGAAAAATCAACTGGACCAAGTTGTGTTCTTTTCTTTGAATAGATTAGTTTTTTGGGATTCTCAGACGATACACAAACCAACCTGTTTTTGTAAGTTGCTAATACCAGGGAAGCTGGTGGTGGTATGTTTTCAATTTGTCCACCATTAGTATAAAGTGATTCCTTTGCAACCAAATTTGCATCACTGATTGCACCAGCATCTGCAAATGAAATTGAATCAGCTGCTGTATTATTTATAACCTTGCCAATCTTAAAAAGTAGCCTGCCAGTTGTGACAGTCCTGTAAACCTCACAGACCACATTTGTTTTCTGAGTCAGGCGCAGGGATGGTATTGTGAGTGTTACCGTTGAAGATCCACCAGTGGTTGTTGCACTAACTGCCACACTTGGTGCGCTTCGATGGTCCTGCCCCTTTGCATCAGTCCAGATCCAGATTACCTGGAATAGATATGTACCTGCTGCCAGAGATCCAGAGGAATTATTTACCGCTGCAGAAACATTTTCTGGATATAAGTGGTAATTCAGCTCCACAATTTCCTGGGAATCATACATTGAAACAAATCCACCTCCAATGTGCAGATTTCCTCCCAATTCTGCTGCTTCAAATCTTTCAACTGAAGAGAAATCCAGCGTAATATTTGAAACACCAGTGAGAGAATATAAGTCATTATTTTTGCTGATTAACTTTGTTCTGACTAACCCACCAAATTGATAAATACCAGTGGCACTTGGAGTGACTGAAGAAAGAAATGTTTTAGTTGGAAGTGCGCCAGCTGTTCCAGGTAGTATCTTGGCACTTAAAAGACCGTCTGTATCGCATAGAAAATATGTTGGTTGTAAATTTGAATCATGGACACATACAAAATAATTTTTGGAATCATACTCCCAAATTTTTGATACAAGACCAACGCTGCGCTTTATGATTGCAGATGATCCCATAGAATCATCAGTAATGTTATAAAGTGCGCCTTTTACCTGGTGGTCATAAGTATTTGTGGCATTTAATGTATAAATAATTTGCAGATCTCCCGCCTGGGTAACTATCATGCTGCACCCATCAATTTTGGTTCCAGTTCCTTCAACCGTGTGCGTTGCTTCCACCTCCAAAGTTGATTTTAGGCGTTTTATTTTTAAACCTGCTGATGCAGTAGTGGAAGCATAACCAACATATATGCGATTTTCTTCTGTAGGTGCAGAGTTTATTTGATCTCCACAAATTGCAATTGTGTCTGTTGCAATGGTTGATAATATTGTTGCTATTCCAGGGTAGCCACTACCTGGAGTTCCCACCACGCCATCAATGGTGATGAAACCCACATCAATTCTTGTTGAACCTGACTGATTGTAACAAAAAATAGCATTCCCTACAGTTGCATGATCTGAATAGACTTGAATATCATAAACTGGATTTGAGGCATTAACTAATGATGAAATTGTGTTTGTAGTTAAAAAAGCAACCGGATTGTTAGTGTCCAATCGGACACATTTCATAACATACGGAGATGCTGATGTATCCAAATAAACCAATGTTGGAGTTGGACCTAATGCAACGCACCTGGGATTTATTGCAGTTGCATCAATGAGGGTGGCAGCCTGGAATATTGCGCCAGTAACAGAATCTCTTACAGAGGCATAAATTCCTTCTAATGCGCCTGCAACAGTATATTGCTCCCAGGCAAATAACTGCAGACCGGATGCAATACAGGAATCCTGGTTTTTTGCTTCAGAAGTATTCCGAATTACATCATCACTGTCAATTTTGACACTCTGGAATCCTCCTTTGTCGGTCCACCTGGAAACTGAGGAAGAATAACTGTAGAGTTTGGAGCTGGAAAATTCCAACAGCTCATCCTGGAATGAAGTTAGTCCATCACCAGAAGAAAGCAGGCTTGTTGTACCGGAAATATTTTGGGAAAGTGCAGAGTACCCCAGGCGTTTTGAAACCTGGGAACCAACAGTGTATCTGCCGTTCTGCAAATCAGTTAATTTAGGCGTGAGTTTTGGATCATTTTTAGTGTCCAACCCATCAATTATACTAACCGGAACCAGTGTTTTTTGTAGTGGCATTTTTATCTTTCATGTCAATTAAACATTGTCTGTAGCCAATTAGTCTTTGCTGCCGTGTCGCTAATTCATTTATGTTTGTTAATATTGATTCCAGTTCCTGGTCTGCTTTCTGGATCTGNTCATCCAGNGATTCTTTCTTCATATCAATTCTGTAGCATTAATAATTCCTCGTTTGCCTTTACCATCTCATTCCGAAATGATTCTATGGCAGATCCTGCCTGTCTGGTTTGTTGACTTCCTTCAATTAATAACATCGGCAACCATGTTACAGCACAATTCCACTCATTAACTTCTTGTCCTGTATTTGGATTCCTACCCATTATCTGAATGTAGAACTTACATTTGTGTTCCTTACATTTCTTTTGTATTAACGGACAATAATCACTCATTATCTGCTTCTATTAGTGCTGCTCTTTCTACTACTCTTTTTGCTTCTGCTGCTTCTTCTTCTTCCTTAATTTCTGAAATTCTTGCAGTCCGTCTTTCAATTAAAGTAGGCAATGAAATTCCTAATGCAGATTCTATTTGTGATTTTGATGAAACAACTAAATTTGGTTTTATATTACCTGTATATTCAATTTCACCATTTGTTCCATCCCATTGAAGTGCATGAAAATCGTCTGGCAATCCAGACATATCACATCCTTCAATTGATTCTCCATTTTTATAAATTGCTGAATCGTCTTTTATTACTGTATATCCTGAAGCCAAATTTAATCCTTTGTTGCAATTATTACATCAATGAATGAAACATTAAGATCAATGCTTCCATGACCATGACTACCACCACCTCCAGTTGAACCTGATGCAATACCTGCTTGGGAACCTGCAGCCCAATCAGAACCACCATCTGTCCTGCTGGTCATGGCAATTTTTACATAAGTATGAGTATGTGCTGGCAATTCTGCAGTAGATACTGTATGAGATGCAATAGTCTGTGAAGCAAATGCAGTCTCAAAAGCAACTGAGCCACCTGTTCCAACAGTACCAGTAGTTAATCTAAGGGCAGTATCATTGCCAGAACCAGTGATTTTAGTCCATCCAGTAGGTGCGGATGTTTGTCTGAAAGTCATCTTTGTACCAGATTCAACACCACCAGCTGGCGCAGTATATCTTGAACTTGGAATCACATCACCATATAAAGTTCCACTCATATATATCAATCCTTTGTTGCTATAATTACATCAACGTATAAAACATCTAGGTCAATACTACCATGACCATGAGAACCATCACCTCCAGTTGATTCTGTAGCCTGAGTGGATACTGCTGAACACCACGGAGATCCAACAGTGTCGTTGCTCTCTTCTTCAACATAAGTATATGTGTGAGTATGTGCCGGCATTTCTGCAATAGATAATTGGTGAGTTGGAATAGTCTGTGAAGCAAATGCAGTCTCAAATGCAACACTTCCACCTGTTCCAATAGTTCCAGTAGTTACTCTAAGTGCAGTATCATTATTTGATGATGTATCTTTAGTCCACCCAGTAGGAGCAGCAGTCTGGCTAAAAACCATTACTGTTCCACTTTCAACACCACCAGCTGACGGAGTTAATCTGGAACTTGCAATCATATCACCATGTATAGCCCCACTCATAATTTAATCCTTTGTAGCTCTAATTACATCAATGTATGAAACATCTAGGTTAATGCTACCATGTCCGTGAGAACCATCACCTCCGGTTGATCCTGTAGGTTGGTCAGATACACTTCCTGCCCATGCTGAGGATGCAGATGTTGTGGGTGCATACGCTTCAACATGAGTATATGTGTGAGTATGTGCTGGCATTTCTGCAATACTTAATTGGTGAGTTGGTACAGTCTGTGAGGCAAAAGCGGTTTCAAATGCAACTGAACCTCCTGTCCCTGCTGTTCCAGTAGTTACTCTGAGTGCAGAATCATTTCCAGAACCAGTAATCTTAGTCCATCCAGTAGGTGCTGCAGTCTGGTTGAAAATCATTACTGTTCCACTTTCAACACCACCAGCTGAAGGAGTTAATCTGGAACTTGTGAGTAAATCACCATATATAACCCCACTCATAATTTAATCCTTCTCAATTAAGTCCAATCCTGGTCTATATAACTAATGACAATATCTATGTCACAAGTCCCGCCTGCTTTGAAATTAAGTTCATCTGTTCCGGTCAATACCAGACGGTCATTAAATATAAAGGTTGTGTCTGCAGCCAATGCTGTTGCCAGGGAAATAATTTCATAATCAGTTCCCCCTGCACTTGGATCTAGGAAAAGACCAAAAGTTTCTGCTGCGCCTGCTGTTTCAGTTATTACAATTGACAGAACAGTATAAATGTGATTTGCTACACCATCTATAATTTTTGTATCTGTTGTATCTGTAACAGTGAAGGTTCCACGTTTCAAAACTTCTGTGCCAGAACCACTTGGAATTGCCATTTTTCTACCTCCTAAAAACTAAATATTAATGAAGAATGAAAACTGGTCTGAACACAGTTTCCTTTGGAATAAACTTTTTTTGCAGTTGATGTTTTAACATCACTGCTGCACTCAATGCCACCTGTACCATTGCAGGCAATGGTAATGTTACTATTTATTTCATCTGGAATTATAATTGACCCTGAATCTACGGTATAACCTCTAACTTTTGTCTGGCTCATTATTAATATCCATGAATTAAACTTGCAACCAGGTTAGTCTGTGCAAAATTTCCTTTTGAATAAACCTTTTTTGTAGTTGAAGTTTTAACATCACTGCTGCACTCAATATCACCAGTTCCATTACAGGCAAGTGTGATGTCACCATTTGCAGCATCAGTGATTGTAATGGTTCCAGAATTGGTTCCACTGTTTGTGCTTAAAATTAAATCGTATGCACCATTTGAAGTTACTTTTCCAGTTGCACCGGCATTTCCAACCATGACAAATCCGGTCCCATTTGGTTTCAGTGCAATGTTGTTGTTGGAGTTACTGGTAGCAATATTTATTGCACCAGCATAATTGGTTGCAGTTGTCAGTAAAGTCCCTGTCTCCGCTGGAACAGTAATAGTTCCGCTGCTGCCTGAAGCTGATGCACTGCACACCATTGTAATGTAGTCAGTATCTGCAACATTATCATTTGTGTAAGTGAAAAGGAGTAGATCGGCATGAGCCATTTTCCCATAGTCTGAATTACCTGAATCGGTAAAGAAGTTAAATGTTTTGCTGCCATCCGTATAAGATACACCCGCATCCGTTGAAGTCATGCCCGTTATGCTCCCTGCTCCAGCATTTACTGCACCTCCAGTTGTTACCTGGACTGCAGTTCCAGATCCATTTCTCCAGTATAAATTCCCGCTTGCCTGGTACATTGAATAGCTTGTTGTGGCTGCAGTTACTGTACTGTCAAAAATAACATTCTTTAATTCTGATGCACTGTTTTGATTAAATTCCAGGTCCGCATTAATATTGACTGCAGCTGGTGTAATTCTTATACCTTTGTTCGTTGAATGATCGTGGTCATCAACTGCATCAATGGTAGTGTTTAAATTGGTGGCCCACGTTGGAGATGTAGTGGTTCCAACTGCTGGTTTTGCGATTGCTGTTATGTTTGTTCCTGCTGTTGCCATAGTATTTTTTTAGAAAAAGAATAAATCTACGGTTACTGTCCCGCCTGCTTGCAAGATAATAGTTGCTTCAGGAAAGTCATTTGTGGTTGCACTTTCATAAATTACCTGGGCTGCATCCTGCTTTAAAACTATCCATCCCTCTGGTTTTTGCTCCAGCCCATGATCTACAATTGTGTCTGCAGTTGTAATATCAACATCCTGAACACGGTTGCCAGAAGCAAAAGGCAGCTGAAAAAGTGGAGCAAGTGCAGTTGAAATGTAACCCTGTACCTGGTCAGTTGCTTCATTTCCTGTTGACAGCTGAGTAAATGTAATACCACTCATGCTGTTGCTGTGTTATAGAGTGAATTATAATTACTTACGTCAACAACAGTTGTTGGTTCTCCCAGGTCACGCATTTCTGAGACTGCAATAATTCTTTCCTGCACCTGCTGCTTAATCGCAAATAATGCAGATACATCTGCTTCCTCTTTTATGAGTGCCGATATTGCAGCTGCCACAATTAAATATTCATCCCATCCACTGTAGAAATCGTACCTGGATTCAATATTTCCAAATACAGTTGGATCTGCAAGACCGGATGAATCCAGATCTGTATTAACAGTGGCAGCAGCCACTGCCGTAACTGTTTGTGTTACGTTATAATCATCTGCCAGGAAATCCACTCCATCCAGTAAATCACCTACCTGGAAGGAATTTGTGCCAATGGTCCACTGGGTTGTAGATCCACGCCCAATTGCAGTTGTTGTGTATTCAAGAAATTTCCTGGGTGAAGCAATATAGTAAACTGTTACAGTGTCACTTCCACTAGGTTTAGGATTGAAAACAATTGAATTTGATTGAATGTGATAACGCATATCGGATGCTACAGAATATAGCCCGCCAATATTGCGCTCACTGAAATTGTATCTACGGAGTGGAACCTTTGCACCACCGGTGTTCAGGTCCACCCCTCGACTTTTGTAGAAATCTGTAGGAAGATCATAAGTTGAAGTTCCGCTTGTCAAGGAAATTGTACCGGATTTGAGGAAATAATCTTCACTGTTTGCGCTCGTTACTATGAGATCATACAGCTCTGCGTACCCTCTGTTAATCATCCTGCGCCACTCATCATCTGTGATGAATTGGCTATTTTCCATGTCAGCACGTTGCTGCGCTAAAAGACGCAGCTCACTCAAACTTACAATGTCTGCCATTACTCTACCTTCAATAGCTATTGTATATTCCGTGAATCGCATCCAGGACCGATTCAGGATCTCCGCTTTTTACAGCTGAAATCAACTCATCTGCCATCTCAAATTGCTCCTCAGAATATTCTTCCATTTCGTCTTCTTCTTCGTATTCATCATCATCAAAATCCATGTCATCATGGGGTTCAGAGTGTCTTTTGCCCTTCTTTCCCAAAATAATCATGGCTGTGTCTTTCCCTACACTCATATATCCCCCTTATTTAGTGAGACTTGAGTTACGTAGAAATAAACAGAAATGAATACGGTTGTTTGCGTT